AACAAATTGTTTATCATATGTTACTTTGCCATTTTCATCAACGGAAAACTTAGAACCAGGTAAAGCTCTAGATTCATTTTTGCCATAGTAATCCCAGTGAAATTGTCCATAATTATTTGCAGTCTCGTTAGCTTCACTTTGAGTTACAAATTGTTCACCATCTGGAGTTAATGTAGTTGTATAACTTCTTACACTGCCATCTGTCCCTATCATTTCAAGGGCACTATATACTTTAAAATTTCTAGCTGGATATATTGTTACCTTGCCATCTTCTTGAGGAACAGTTATCTCTTCTGGATTATTTCCAGGGGGAAATCCAGGGCTTCCTATTTCATCAAAACCACCTTCTCCATTGTGCCATTCAAAAGCCATGCGGCGTTTAGCTGCATGTTCTAATAAATCTTCTTTTTTCGTTTCATTTTGAATACTACTCCAAAGTTCTAAAGCTCTATTTGCTCCAGGAAGTTCTTGTTTTCCTGTGCCGTCTGCTTTAAAAATTTGATCTTTAATAGATTCAGCAAGCCATTTTCCTTCGTCTGTACTTTGATCAATAAAAGTTTCATTTCTTAAGCCATCATCTGTAAGTACAGGTATTGTAGTAAGTCCTTTCTTTACATAATCAAGATATTTATTTCGTCGTGTTTCACCAATACCTCCCCATACTCCTTTAGTTCCATCCCCCTCAAGAAAAGGTTTATGAGCATCATAATATGTATTCCATCCTCTTATTTTTGCTTTTTCATTAGTAACAGTATCTGCTAATCCTCCTTGTAAATCATTTTCTCTTCCAACATATTGACCATAAAGATTAAGAGCTTCCATTACGCAGTTGCTTTATTGCTCATATAAGTATCCACTAATTCTAAAGTATTTGATTTGATCCAGTTAATAATCGCTGTAAATTTGCTTTCATTAAAAAAAATTTGTTTTCTATACCAACTTTCCATCGGTTCGCTTCCCTTGTTTGCATTACAGCTAGTGCAAGCAGGTACTAAATTGTGTCTATTACTACATCCTGATTTATATTTAGGAACAATATGATCTAAAGATGTTGCTTTTGCTCCACAATAAGCGCATTTATGTTCCCAATCTTTGTATATTTCTTCTCTAAATCTTTTTTTGGCTAATCGTGGTGTTAGTTCAACGAGGAGGGCGAGGGGTTCGTGCTCCGTTCTGAACATGTTTTGTTAGCCGTTATGTTATTTTAAGTGAACTAAACTTCATAAAAAATAACCGGCCTTAAATTAAAGTAAACACGGTTGACGTTTTGTATATCGAACTTAACTTGTGTATGTAGTTTCTACACGATCATGCAAAACAAAATCTGGTGTTCCGTTAAGGAAACCCTGGAAGAGCTACAAATTGACCGTAAGCAGCTTTTCCGTATGCGTGATGATGGGACCTGTAAACTTGGAACACATTATGCCGCATTCCCCGAGACTAGGTCAAGGGATAACTACCGCTGGAACGTTCCTAAAATGAAAAAAATTCTAAAGGAGCAAGTTACGCAGGACACAGAAGTAATTTCTGTTTCTTTTGGAAACTCCCTGGTTGAGGCCGCTTAGACGGCGTGTAATAAATTTTACGTACTTTGTGAGCTAGGAGGACATCGTCAATCCTTGACACCAGACCTGTGTCTTGCGCTACAGCTAGTGTTTGAGAAAGAGACTCCCAACAGCTCTTTATTTTAGAGGGCTGTTTTTCTTTGAGTTGAAACAAGAAAACCCACTGAGGATGTAGTGGGTGCAGAGGTCGTTTTTTGTTTTCAAGGCTAATACTATTGTCTTTATTCCAGACAAAGTGTTTTAGCTCGTTTGGATCTTTGCCATATACAGCAATCATTCCATATAACCAAGCAAGCTTTTCAAATCCAGGCTTGGATGATAAGGAAAAAAATTCATCTAAAATTTCTTGATCGCGAGGCACGCTACGGAGGTTCATGGCTCATGTCGCTAGTGATCTAACTATACCCATAGGGCTTATTCTGCTGTGAGTAAAAACTGTCATCTCAAGAAACCTTCGGGAAACTTGATGTAAGTATTCTATATTATTAAGATTTACTTATGACTGACCATCTGCGTTCGGTTTTTGACCAGAGGCTGGAATGTAAGCTACCCCGTTTTTATCTCGCATAATGAACTGCTGAAGCTCAATAAACTCTGAAGGAAAGTTGAAGAGCTTTTGCAGCATAGGTATCATTACTGGTGATTGACAGTTAAAGGGCGGTATGTCCATGTGACTAACTCCGTAGTTAATAAACTCACTTAATGATTTAGTTTGTTCGTTTGCTGTCTTATCAATCAAAGTACTTTCCCATTCAGACATTAAACCAGCATCAATAGGAAAATCTGAAGGCTCAATAGGGAATTCTCCAGCTATATATTTCATTGCATAGATGTGTTTGCAATAACGATACTGATCTAAAACATATGTCCAATCATCTGTAATTTGTGTAATTGTTAATCCGCTTTGTTTATAATCTCCATATTTTGGCATTCCCTCTGCTACTTGAGTTGGAGAAGGATTATCTCCAAACCCACGACGATATACTTTACCAAAATCATTATATTGTCCGGGGGAGTCTCTATATAAAGCCTTGGGATCTCTTACGTCTTTTGTTTCTCCACTGGTACCAACACCGACCAATTGAAAACCACTTGGAGCAACAATAGTAAGTGTTCTATTTTGCACTATCTTTTGATTAACCTCCGTCATCATTGCATTTGATAACTGTCCTAATTCAAAAACTTCTTCAATACGTCCAGGTTTTATGCTTGAAACATTGGCTCTAGGGAATAAAGGTTTCTTTCTTACTCCTAAATTAGATAGATAAGCATAATCTCTACGTGTAAAATCTTGACAAGAACAACAATATCTAGCTCCTGTTTGAAAAAATCGTCCTGTATGTGGAGGAATTCTTGACGGAGTAGCAAGGATTCCATCAATTGTTCCTTGTACAGAACCTAATTTTTCTAATTTTAAAATGCCTTGGAACTGGTCTACGCCAGCCAGTACAGCTTGAACAAAGCCAAAACGACGATTTGTTGCTGGATCTCTACTCTCAAGATCAATAGCTTCTCCCGAAACTGTAATAATTTTATCTTCAATTATGTCGCCAACAATAGGTTTTAGGGTTTGATTTGTTCCAGAAAAAGTTACAAACAAAGGTGGTGGCACTGGATTAACAGTATTAAATGTGCCACTTAATTGAATGTACCAATAGTTTTCATTGTCTTGTGGTACACCTAAATATAAAGTATTCTTGTTTACTTCTCCTGAGATTGCCAACAATGTTCCTGACGTATCCTTTAAACGGTCGAAACGTAAATTTCCGGGCTCAATCTTTCCCGCCCAGTGAATACCTAACTCTTTATTTTTTGTTGGAAATCCTCTAAATACTCCTGACATTAAAGGTTCTCTTGCACCTATTTGATTGACTGCTCCTGTAGTAGTGGGAATAATATATTCAAAAGGATATTCGTAAGCAGTATTTGTTAAGTTTGCAGAGCCTAGTTCCCAACCTCTACGCCACCTTGACCAGGTAGCTTCTCGTTCAACTGTATATAAAGAGTTGGGTATAGCTCCACCAAAAACTCCTTCTATAGGGTCTACTTTATACTTTTTAACTTCAGGGGTACTTCCACTAAAAACTGATCCTTGGAAGCGCCCAAATGAGTTGCCTCCTCCAAAAGAGTTTTTATTCTTTTTTACCATGAATCAATAGAAGCCGCCTTGCGCTACAACATGAACTCCAGGAATATATCCAGAAGCTGTGTTATAAACGCCTCGCTGAAGCACGCCTACATAAAGGCGATCTCCACGTTGTAAATAAATACCCCGATTTTTTAGTGGTGTTCTAGGTCCTAATCCCCCAGTATTTCCTTGTTGTGGTACAGGTGAAGCTAGTTCTGGCATAACATCTGAACAATCAATAAAGCCAGAATTAGTAGGAACTGTTTTGCTAAACACTGGAACGTAGTCACCATCTCCTGGAATAGGGACCGTCGTTCCACGGGTATGGTAAACAACAAAAGTAACGGCTGGAAGATTGGTAGAACTTAAAGAATTAAAAGTAAATCCTGATGCTGTAGGACTTGCTACACCTGAAAAATGAATAGAAGTATTAACAACATTTAATGCTGTATTACCTGTATATGTGTAATATCCTTGTCCACTTTCTGCAGGTGTTCCTAAAACACCTGTATTTTCTACATAAACAATTTGTCCTTTTGTTAGGCCAATAAAAGTTCCTGAAGTGTCTGAATTGATAGTGTAATCAGCATGTACTGCATCTGATGTATCGTCACGCAGAATTGTAATTGAATCAACAACACCACCACTATTATTATCAGAACTTAAGGTTGCATCCATATCAACCAGTAACCCAGGGCTTTGTCCCCCTTGGACATTAAGATCTGTATTATTGCCAACAACTTGATTCGTTAATCTTGTCCTTGCTAACAAAGGACGATCAACAAACATAGGCTGCTTATTAGTATTGGTGGCTGTCATTTAAATTGCTGTCTTATCTATCTATTTTATCGTAACCCACCAAAGCTTTGATATTTTCTTACCAAGTCATCGGCTAATTGGTTCCCTTGTCTTTGAATAGCTCCCAACATTTGCTGAAAAGGGTTACCAGTAGTGCCAACAGGATTACTACCTCCATATAATTGCCCTAGCATAAAACGTTCAAAAGGATCTTTTTCTTTTTTAGGTTGTTCTTTTTGTGTTTGAATATTAAAGTTATAAGTATCTCCTTGTTTTTTTGGCTCATCTAAATTTAAATTAGTAAAGGCAGGATCTTTGGGATCGTATACTGACCACGCTTGTGGTCCTTGCATGTCATAAATATATTTAGCAGCTCTTACATTTGTAACTGGATCATATAATTCTTCATTAGATTTTAACCCTAATGCTTTTCTTCGTTCTGGTCCCATGCCTCCAAGCATGTTAATTTGAAATAAACCATAACTTAAATCTCCTGTATTAGCATTTGGATTAAGTGCTAAGGGATTTAAAGAAGACTCACGTTTTGCAATTTCTAACATTGCAGGAACTTCTTGTTCGGCAAAACCTCCTTGTAATAAAAGTTCTGCCAATCTTCTTTTGCTAATTGGTGTAGACATTATTTTTTTCCTGCTTGTTGTTGCATAAATGCTTTCATGAATTCTTGGGCTTGCAGTTCTTGAGCCATAGCTGCAGCGGCTTGTTGTCCTTCTAAACGATTAGCTTCAATGACTTCATTGCGTGCATCTTTATTTGTCATGGTGTAAGGCATTTGTACACCACCTTCTTTAATATAAGCTTCTAATGTTTCAGGATAACCATCAGGAAAAACAGCTGTTGGTTGGTTACTTAATGTTGGATTAAAAAGTCTATCTGTTTTCCTAGGCACTTGGAAATCACTATACAAATGAGGATTGTGTTCCTTGTGTATAGCAAGCCCTAAATCACGAACTTGATTACGTTCTGCTTGTGTAGTTGCTGCACGACGACCTTGATCGTACAGTGCCATTTGATGCTGGAACGGTGTAGTGTCTACAGACTGTTCAGCAGAAGCGGGAAGATCTTGGTTGGGATTAACAGGAAGAATTGGATTATTTAATCCTCCTGGTAAATTTTTAATTGCTTCAATATCAACAGCTTCTCCTTGTTCTGGTTGTGTATCTTTTCTTAATCTGTTATATACTTCGTTCATTTTTTTTGCCTCAGGAGAATTTATTGTCCCATCAGCTACTGAAGCTGGTGCTCCTAATTCAAGTCCAATTAAACCTAAACCAGTCAGACCTGCAACACCTAGTCCTCCTACAGGCAATAATCCTTTTACAGCACCAAATGTTTTGCCAGGGAACATTAATGCTGTATTCATTGCAGCTTGCCCATAGTTTCCTTTTCTTAGATTATCAACAACTTGTGCGCCTTCAAATACTTGAAAACCTCTACCTAAATAACCCAGAGGACCTTTAGGTAAATATTGACTTGCTTGTTGAATTAAATTTTTATTAGGTACTTTCATGCCAACAGGAGGACTTGTTGGAATATTTCCGACAATTGGATTAACTCCTCCAAAAGCAGTTAGAGGAGGTACTTTTTGTCCTCCTGAAGGAATAACAGGTCCTGGCCTAACTTTTGAAGGAGGTAAACCAGGTCCTTGAAAAGTAGCATTTAAATCAGGTTTAAATGTTCCTGATGAAGCTCTTGCTCCACGGGGCATAGTTAAATCAAAACTACGTGGAGAACTTGGAACAGTAGGTGCTCTAAGTGTACCGATACCACTTTCTGTTAACCCTTGTCCTCCTGTAGGACGTATAGCATCATCTAAACGACCTGCCATTTGAAACTTACTTTGAAGTTGATTTCGTGCAGCTTCTCTTGCAGCTCCTGAAGGCATGTTGGCAACATCACTAACTTGCCCTATTAAATTAGAAGGTGCATTTTGTATGCCAACACCTTGAAAGCGTTGCGGTAAAGCACGTTTAAGAACATCATCTACTTGTCCAAATAATGCTTTATATGTATTTGGATTTACAACATTATCAAGAGAAGATACAGCCTGAGGAATTTTTCGGCCATATCTAAAAATATCTAAAATACTCATGATTATCTCGTTGTAGCGTGAAGGTAAACGTTTGCGCCGATTGCAGTATCAGCTGGACCAGGTAATGCCTGGATAAATTCAGCACCTGATCGCTCATAGCGATACCGGGCTTGCATTGGATCTTTATAGTTAGGTACATAAAGAATCTGAGCAAGACGATTGGTCTCATACATGTAGACCTCGTCCCATAGCTTCAAAGCTTCTTTGATACTGCTTGAACGAATTGTTCGATCAACGTCACCTATGATCCCTTCAACTCTTGTACTAGGTACTTGGAACGTATCCTCAAACGAAGCAAGTTGAGTTTTCTTTTCGGCTGCATCACAGCGACCAATCTGAAGAATAATCTTGTCATGAAACACTGCATCTGGTACAGAGTTTAAAGATTCTTCTAGACGTGCATAGTCACCAGCAGGAACACTAACAACGTAGTATCCCAAATGATATCGAACACGACTTTTATTAAAATCAGATAGTTGCACTGTAAGCCGCCGGTATTTTTTTATTATACTTTGCGTTAATAAAAAAAAGCCCCGAAGGGCTTTTATTAAACTCTAACTAAATCAGCAGCAAATACAGAATCCCAATCAACACGTTTAATTTGTTTTAATTGATCTAAACTGTGAAATCTTTCACCCGACAATGAAAGTTGTAAGTCTTTAATTTCACGAGCTGTTTTTAAACCAATTCCTTTAATGTGATCAGCAATCATTTGTGCGGTTGCTGAGTTTACATTAAGGCGTGTTTCAGGAGGAAATTTGCGAACTTCTTCTTGGGCTGCTGCGTCTTTTACTTGAAGACTTTTAACTTGTTTAGTTGCCTTTTGATCGGGAACAACTTCAGTTTTATAAGCAGTAAACACACGACCGTCTTGATCTTCGATCATAAACCAATCGCCATCATCCCACTCACTAACAACCTTGACTCGCGCTCCTGTTTTTACGTGCTGATAAAGCATAAGGACCAGACATAATCTCTGGTCCTATATTACATTAATTATCAGCTAACAGTACGATTAGGCAGATACTGTTCCATGTCGGCGTAAGCTACTGCCGTGTCAGGACGGATGTAGCAAACTTCAACCAGGATGTAACCTTTACGTCCAGCAGCAACGTCATCAGCATGAATAGAGAAGCCACCATTCAATGCAGTTGCGTTAGTAGTTGCCTTGGAATACACCTCGAAAGTGGTGTCGGTAGTCAGCTCTTCATAGAGCCACTCCTTAGTCACAATACCGGTGATGTTCTGGAAAGGATTAGTACCATAACCAGCAGTACCTGCAGGGATGTTATTAGAAGCAGCAGTTAAGTTTGCACCTTCTACAACACCAGAGGTGCTTACAGGACCTGCAGGGCCGAAAGCAACAACCTGGGTAGCACCAGAGGTCATCAGACCGCTTTCTGCAACGCGACCGTCTCCCCAGCCTTGGGCTACAGAGAGGTTTGTACGATACACATAAGCAGGACGAGTGGTATCAGCAGAAACCACCATGCCAGTGATGTCAGTGCGCGTATCATCGTTCCGATAAGGGGAAGGAATGATCACGCTGGCAGAAGAGGTATAACCAGTAGTGGTCACGGGAACGTAACCACGAAGCTGATAGAACTGCCAACCTGGATTAGCTAAAACAGAAGTGGGGCCGCCAGTGGAAGCGTCATTACTTCCACTATCGTTGGTATCGATATTTTTGTACCAACCATTAAGAGGCTCGTTGAAGTTACCGGGGTAAATCTTCTTAGCAGACAAATAAGACATTTATTACTCCAAATTAGTTTGAAATTTGTTTATAACAATCAGACGGAACCGTCATCCTGGACGAAGCTGAATGCGTTAGTAATGAAATCTTTGTTCAAGATCTCAAAACCAGCATAGAGCTGCCAAATCAGAATAATGAAGCGGCTGAAATCATCATTATTGTTAATCAGAACTTGAGCGTTCGGACCACCAATACCAACACCAACAGCTTGTGGGCCGAAGAAGAAACCTTGTGCTACTTCTTTAGCTGCATAGCTAGAACCACCATCAAAAGAAGCGGTTACGTTCTTGTTGGGGAAGTTGGTTGACTCGAAGAATTTAACACCTTCGAACTGCACACCAGTAGGCATTACAGGTTCGCCAGCCAGGAAGTAGCCTTGACCAGCCTGAGGACCCATGTAGAAGCTGGAGTTGTTAGGCATCATGGGGTTAGCCATGTACATGCCTTGTCCTGCGTTACCTGCGTAACGTGCAATCTCACGGAAGTCAGGATCACGACGCAGATGTAGCATGAAGGTGGGATCGCAAATACAGCGATACAAACCATCAGCAAACGTAGGAACGTTGCGCTTACGTAAATCCTTGACAGTTTCTAACAGGTCAGTGCGAACAGAGAACTGTTGAATTTGGTCAGCATACTCTTGAGCAGTGTATGAAACACGGCCACTAGCATCCTTCTCTTTACTACCAGCAAAGTAGTAACCACCTTGTGTAGATGAAGCAGCGCCATTAGCTTCAGCTTTTGCAAGTTCGTCAAGGAAGACGCGATCACGCCAACGACGATAGTCATCAAGCAGCGTTAAGCTACCGATGGACTGGTGGAACATGTTCAGGTTACCTGTATCAAGCAGCAAACGCTGAGCAGTGATTAAAGTTTCCCGAGCAATTTTAAAAGTAGAAGGCTGGGTAGGATCACCCGGATCTGCAGGACCAGTATATTCCTTAAGCACCACCAAGACTTTCTCTTTGGTGATGTTACGGCTGTTAGCTGTACCAATCGTTTGATCAGCAATACGCTCACGGCTATCCTTTGTACCAGGGGCTCCCCAGAACTTGTAGCGATCAAGCTGCACAGTTTGGCCGGGCTGTGAAGTGAAGTCATGCACTACCACAGGCTCAACAGCCATCTCGCAAACATACGCGGGATGTGGGCGGTATAATTCCGCACCTAAAATCTTGGGAAAATCGTTATCAAGAAACACTTTCTTTTATCCTCCAGATATTCGGAAAATTAAGTAATCGGGTGAAAGATTCGGGCATTCTATTGCCCTATCTAAAGAAAATTTTAGCAGTCTGTAATTTATTAGACTGTTTTAAACGTAGCCTTGCATATTAAGGCGTGAGTTTATTGTATTAGATGAACCAGGTAATTCAGGATCAATTGGTAAACCAGCCATGTTGCCAACGTTAGCTAAACCACCGCCGACTTGACCGCCGAAACCACCAGCACCAAGCATTAAACTAGTTCCTAAAGTACCTCCAACATAAGGAGATATTTTAGATGCGCTGGCAGCAATACGTGCATAATCTTCTACATCTTTTACTGAGTTAATAACACCAGCTTGAGACATAGCTTCTCCAGCATCTTTAAAACGTTGTTTAGTTGCTTTAGGAGAATAATATCTAGCTAGACTAGGAATTGCACGAGCTGCAGCAGCACCAACAACACCAGCACCTAAAGACTCTAAGCCCATTCGAGCAGGTGATTCATAACGTGCTTCGCCAGAACTAATGTTTCCTAGCGTGGCTAAACCAGCGGCCCCAAGACCGCCGGTTGCCATCAATGCTACAGGTTTTTCTAATAACTCTTTTGCGTATTTACCTGCAAGCTGTCTCATGGATCACTCCATAACAAACAGTTTGTTTGCCATAACGCGAGGATCTGCCTGGTTCATAATGCGCCAAGCTTGGCTAGGATCGACATCCATTTGCTGCTTAAATGCACCCCAGAAATCTTGGGGCTGCTGAGGGGCTTC